AATATCCTAATTCATCTGCTATCTGATTAAATGTTTTATGCTTTATATAGTACAAACGCATCATCTTTTCTTCTTGTTCAGATAACATCATCCTATCAATCAATGTCTCAAACTCAAATTTGTCCTTTTCTAAGATTTTATGTTTTACATTTATATGCTCACTACTCAATTCACATATACCTTCCACAAGTAGGACATCGCTTTTAATTTCCTCTAGCTTTCGATTTATTTGAGTTTGAACTTCCTGCATTACTTGACTTGATTCTAGTCCTTTTCCTTACTGTAGTTGTAGTAACTCTTACACGTGCCTTTGCCATTCATCCACCTACTCCCTTTATTCATTATGAACTGCATCATCATTATACATGTCACCATCAGTAACATTGTTAATATTTGCGTTATCTTCACTTGTATTCATATCAGTAGTTGTAGTTGTTGTTGTCGTAGTTTCAAATTGGCTTTCGTACCAAAAGAAACCTATTGTCATGCAGCATATAATACAAGCAAAACAAACCACAACAACCAAAAGCATTTTCCTAAATTGTTTAATCAATTTTTCTTGGCTCTTAGCAGTATCAAGAAGAATTGAATTTAAAGCTGACAACCTCTCGTTCTCTCTTTCTAACTGTTCATCATTCAAGTTTGTTGAACACCACCTTTTCTACGTTCTTCATTCTTGTTTGTAAGTTCTCAATTGCAATTGCATGCTCAGAAATAATATCATCTTGATGGTCGTTACGTTGCTTTTGGTCCTTCTTTTGTTCATCAAATCCTCTTACAAGATAATCAACTTTTTCCATTAAAGCACCATCTTGTTTTGCTTTTGATAATTGTGCCGATACGAATGTTGCAACACCAATTACACAACCGATTATACCTACACAACATGTAATTATAGAAATAGGGTTCATATACTCGCCACCAGTCTACTTATGTCAAAAATATTTGCATAATTGGAAGATGTATTTCTTCATATGCTTGTAACAAAATCTGCCCCGTTGGTGCTTTAACTTTAATGCTTACAGCATCTCCATCCAGTTCACCGTCTACAATTACAATTGTTGAACTTCCAGCAACAGAAAGTGATTCACTATTTACAAATACATTCTGAAAACCTATAGAAGATAATCCTGTTATTCGTAATACTTCTCTGGCACTAGAAAGATATACATTACCTGACGGCCTAAAAGATGCACCTATCAAATATATTCTACTAGCAAGCCTCAACGCTAAGCCTCTGCTCATTGTTTGTAAATCTGAATCATTTCCCCCTTCTGAACCTAATTCCGACAACTGAAATACTTCGTCATCAATTGCATCAATTGCGGAACTAAGAGCCGCATATTTATCCGATAACGAAGACGTTTGATTTTTCAGTAAAGATACGTCATCTGTAAGAGAACCAATGTTCTGACTATTGTAATTGACAGTACGCTGCAAACCTGAAAGATCATCTCGTAAATATTGAGCACTAAGATTGGTTAACTGAATATTATTTTCAGCCTTTCCTATTCTGGCAGAATTTGCTGTAATCTTTGACGTGTTTGCATCAATTTTGTCTGAATATTGTTTAAGCAAATCGTTTACTTGTTTTTGAAATTCCTTATTGTTGATATCATTATTCTTTAACATTTTACTAATCTGATCTACAAATCTATATCCTTCACTTTTAAACAAGGCATTAAAATCGGCTTTAGGTTCAGAACCGACCACTTTCTGTGAAACTTTCGTTATCTGAAATCTATCAGTTACAACATCAATTGTTGCCATTTTTATCACCACCTTTTTGTATCTATTATAATTATAACACATTTTACCTATTTTGTACAACAATTATTTTTTAATTTCTTTTTCAACTTCATCTCTCCACTTTTCTGGTACATCTTCAAGTTTAAGTTTTTTATCTACAATAATTCTACGTACGTAAAACTTAATCAATCTATTAAATGTTTCCATCATTCACCACCTCCTGCTAACATATCTGCAAGATCTTGAATTGCTCCGGCATTGGACTCATGTCCTGCTTTCAATTCATCTATTACTTTTTCAATTTCCGTTTTCATCTGCAACCTGATGGTAACGATATATGTGCCGTCTTCTTTACCATCTTCTCCAATATTTTGCATATATGTAAAACCATCTAATTTCAAATCGGTGTATTTGCCGGATATTTCGCCATTATGCTTAAATGTTACCTCTACAAGGTTATCATTTACAAAAGCATCTGTGATCGTTTTAATGGCTTCGAAACTCTCAGCCTCAATCTGAATATTACCAAGACTTGCTCCTTCACAAATCTCGAACTCTGTATTATTAGTTAAGATAATTTTTTCCATTTTTTTTGTTACCTTCCTTTCTTTAAGCTAAATGAATGACCAATGGCATATATCGAATAGTTGACATTACTATGCTTTCACTACGCCCAGTAAAGGAAATTGAGAAACTGCTATTGCTTGCATTGTCTGTTAAGTTATGCATTATGCACGAACCCTGCACTTTAATATTATCTTGGTTAAGCGTATTCACGTCAATGATTACAATGCTATGAGCTGGTAATGATGTGCTAACTGTTGCAATAACTGTTGCTCCAGCTGCATACTGTATATCGTTAATCTGATAGCCACCGTTATCTGGGTCCCAATAAGTGTTACTGAACTTTGCTAAATCATAAGTTCCGGTAGTAATAATAAACGGATCCCCAGTAAATATGTTCTCTATGGCTATCGACGGTACTTTCTTGTTGCTAACTGCTTTGATCATAGCACCAAGGCTGCCTTCTATGTTCGGATTAGCCTGTCGTGCGTCCAGTGAAAATCCTTCAGCTGTCGTAGTTTGGTTGTTTACTATATTATCTTTACCGAGCTTATTTTCTAACGTGTCAAGAATCGCAGCTCCATTTTCACTTTTAGCATATGTTACTTTTACATTTCCTGGCGAAACAATATTAGTTATACCATCAAATGATTTAAGCCCAGTTATAGGGAACTCTGTATCATTAGTTATCTTCGTGATTGAGGTGTTATATTTAGTTATGTTTGTAGCATTTTCTCCTTCTTCTAATTGAACTTTGATTTGGCAGTCGGTTAGGGTTATTCCTGATGTGATGTACACGCCTAGTTGATCATTCGCCCCATCTATTCTTGTAAAAGTGAAGATCGTCGAATTTGTATCATTCGTTAGCGTACGTATGGCAGCTATATCCGTGTTTTCATTATCTTTATTATTTGCTAAATATACTGATGCTGTTCCATTTTTTACAGTTAGTGTCATGGTATATTTATTCCCAACCGTAAGACAAGGAATTAAAGCGTATGCATGCAGCATATAGTATGCGGTATTAGATGCTGTTCCAGAAGCATGTATTACTCCGTTTGAATCTACAGTAAACATTATTCCATTCGAAGTATACGAAGAACCTCTATAATATGGATACGGAATCAGATTCTTTCCAATCGTCTTAATATCGTATCCGGAATATGGAACAAATGGGTCGTCAGCGTTGGTTACTATTCTAATATTAGAAACTGTCCCGTGAATATCACCGGATGTTTTATGATATTGAATTACATAATTGCATTTATAGTTTGCCCAGTCATAATCATTTTTTGACAAAGTCTCAACGTTAGTTACCAAAGAGCCATCATTTTTTTTAAAAATTTGAAAAAACGAGTGTAAACTTCCTTTAATTGTCGTATCATACTTAGAATACAGCGTATTTACAGCACCGTTAAATAACTTCTCGACATTCTCATATAATGCAAAACCAGGTTGTACAGCATCGCCTGATATTGTGCCATCCAATGATATTGTTCCTTCCTTAGTGTATGTCATAGTCACGCCATGTGAAATGCTTCCGCTAGCTTTAACATATGGATAAGGTAGTAAATTCCTGGTAGCATTTGATAATACCAAATTGGCTTCAATACCGTCATTAAGTAATTTGCTCGTCGACGTAGAAAAATCAACATTATTACTATACCGTTTTGCATCTTTCCATTCATTTCCTTCTTTATATTGCAACGAACCATTTCTGAATCTTATGTTATGCGCACCATTTTCATCTGTAGCATTTTGTTTTACATGCAATTGAATAGCTTCCGCTGCATTACTTCCTGTCACGGCTGGCAATTTACCTCCTCCATAAGAAAGTAATTCGGATAATTGACTTTGTTCTTTATCAGTAAGTTTTGAAACAACATAATCACTTAACTTATAAATAACCTGCTTTCCTTCATCTAAAGTTCCGGTTGCCGTCTTATAAATAGTTCCTACATCCTCAGAATTATAAGACAAAATACTGCCAACTCTTTTAATGCAATACCAATAACCATCTACAGAAAGCTCTATACTATCACACAACCAATATTTACCATTTGCATCAGTATAATTTGCAACAGATACATCATCAATAGTAAATCCTCTCAAAGGCATTCCTGTTGTCAACTTTACACTACTTACATTCTTATTTGTTGCATCAACTGAGTCAAATTCAAGTGTACCAGATTCACCAACACTAATAAATATATCATTCACCAGCTCAGACTTGCCATATATCTGCTTCAAGAATACGTATGCATTCTGTGCATTTTCCGTAAATACAGAACCATCATTTGACGCCAATTCAAACAAATCTGTTTTTAATCCCCTTAATGCAAGCAATTGAAACTGTTTTTTTAACTCTGCAATTTGATTTGCAAGTTTAACTGCTTCCTCATCACTAAGCATTGCTTGAATAGTTTCGTACCATGTATCAAAATCACCCTTTGTGTCAGTCATCCACTTTCCAAAGTTAGTTTCGGCAAGGACTGCATAATCATTATATTTTTTAGCAAGATCAGAACTAAATTTATCTGAAGTTGTTACCTGCTTTTCATAGTATTGTTCAAATGCATCTGTAAACTGTGCAAAAAGATTTGTCGTGTCAATCTGGCTTACAACTCCTGCAACATATCCACAATATGTTCTATCTGGTCTAAGATCTGTTATATTCGCATCAGAAACAGATAAAACACCTCTTTCAATGTATACGTCTGCAAGACCAAGTTCCCATGTATCGGCATTTCTTGTGAGATTCTTTGCACTTGGCGTAGCTGCTGGATTCCCTTGTAATATTGCAAGATTGATATATCTTGTCAATGAATCCCATCGTAATACAATCCTATCAATTCTCGGCAAAGAACCATTTGCTTGTGCAAGTTGTAACTCGAAGTTCTCATCATTCTTATACCAATAGCCGTTAATAAATGCATCACCAACCGCTACATTTAACTTCAATTCGCCTTTCGATGTTACTTTTAATTGTGTAGCAGGATTGATGTAAACACCATTGGAAATGAACTTACTAAAATAATAAGCAAATTGATCTGCATAGTATATTCTATCATACGTTGTCGAACCATCATCTTCAACCATCTCAGCATTAAAAAATCCACTTGTTTCTGCCATTACTATCACCACCTATATTATTCGTTTTATTTTTTTTAGTATTGTTGGAACACTATTCCCAAAAGTTGGTATATAATCATAACCATTCGCATCATAAACAATTTGCATCTCCGTTATTTGTACATTTAACATTATTCCCAAACTTTTATCAATTACAGTAACATAATCACCATATGTATAATCTTTTCCAAACTGATATATTGTCCTTGCATCTGTTCTTATTTGGGATTCGTACGATTCCTCAACTAACGTTTCTCCCATCTTTTCAAAGCCACGGTTTGACAATGTTGCATTATACTCCTGCTCTGTCATTTTCTTTTGAACAGTTTCTGTAGTATTATTTCCTTCATCATCTTTTGTAGTTACTTCTTCTGAGTATTCAGATTGTAAGTCCCTTGCATCAACATAAAGCTCTTTTCGGCAGAAACTAGACACATTCTCACTTCCTACTTGATCTACAACTAAAAATGTCCTTGCTGCATTCTCATTATTAGACCCATCGGCAGTTTCTCCAGCAACTAAAGCTACATTACGAAAACTATCGTCATTGTATTCGTAACTACCTGATACGATATTTTCGAAATCCCTTGAAAAAACAACTGGTTTATTTCCATCTTTGTTTCCAATTGTCCTATCTTTTCCTTCCAACATAACAAACTTAAATGGATTTACATTTCTTGGATTAAAATATATTTCAAAACCAAGATTGTTTGCTGTTGAAATATTTTGAACAGAAGTAAGAACTGTATCTCCTGTCTTTTGATACGTTATATGTGGCTTGTTAATAACGTATCCTGCATTGCCAATTACAAGCCCTCTCATTTTACGCTTAGATTCAGATGGATTTACACAATGAATATTAACAATACTTTCAGCCAGTGCAGCAGGTTCTCCAGTCTTCACAAAGCATGGATAAACCCACCGCCAATTCAGCATTTCTTTTGCAAGTTTTCCCTTAGCAGTTATAGTGCCATCATCTGTAGATGAACTTATATACTGAATAATACCACATACTTCATCTTCTATCCATAGAAAACGATTTTTCTGAATAAGTTTAACATTCTGCTTATTTATTGCACATTTAAGCTCAAAACTCCCAACATCTACAAATTTAAGAGTATAAGTTATAGTAGAGTACATTTCTATCAAGCCTAAGCGATTTAATTCAAAATCAAATACTTCAAGTCTCATCTTCTATTCCTCCGGTATATTATATATTGCTGACTTGTACTCTATAATAACTTCTGCTCTTTTGTAAGTTTCATCAGCAATGTTATCACTTGAATATGATCTGAATGTTAATGTATTGACACCTGTTTGCAATTGTAGCCAATCTGAATCATAATCAAAATATTGGATGTAATCATATTCTGTACCGTTTACAATGCCTGTAACGTGTCTTTCTCCAGCATTGGTATCTATCTCAACTACTTCTCCACTACTAAGTACTTTGTTTATTCTGATTTTTTTTCCTGTCACAACATCAGTTATCTCAATATTATTAACAGTTCCGTGTGCATATATTTTTATCTTTACACCAACACTTATGCTGCCTTGATTGTCGATCGATACAAATAAACTTCTTCGCCTATATCCCATTATCATACCTTTTTCTTTTGGTATTGTCAACGGAAACATGAAACCACCAAATATTTTTCCAATCTCTGGTGTCAATGGATTTGTCAATATAAACATTGGATAATCGCAAAGTACCTGTATCAAGAACTTACAACAAACTTCGTTATTTTCGGCATATTCCTTACTATATGTCACATTGCTGCTTGGCTTTCCATGCATCGAATAATCACCAACATATATCGTAATCTGTTCAAGCGGATTTATAAGCTTTGATAGCTCCTCTTTCTTTCTGTTTATATCGTCTAATGTATCACCGATAATCCATCCATTTATTGACACATCTCTCGTTCCAATTACCGTATTCGTTATATATGAGCCTATTTGTGTAGGATACGAAAATGTATTGTGATTTACAGAAACATTTCCCCAATCTATTGCACCTTCATATATCAAATAATCAGCCTCTGACATATCAAAACTCTTAATAGAGTTAGTTACATTATTCTTAATTTTTATACTGTCAACCATATACTTTTCACCTCCTTTAATAATCCATGGCTAACTGTTTTTTTGCAAGTTTCATTTGCCTTGCTGCTTCTCTTTCATCTATAGCCTTTGGACTATTAAATATGAAAGTATCACCTGATACATTATTTGCCTTTGCTTCTTCTTTTGTAAGTACTCTTTCTCCTTCATGCAAAATTGCTCTATATCCATCATATGGAACATATGTTAGGCCTTGTCTATGTGAACTTACTCCAACATTCGAAAACTCACTTGCTGTATACTTTACTTTTTCTAAGCTACTGCTTATTTTGCTCATATACGAATTTATATTTTTCTGCAGGCTACTTAAAGTTTTATCAATTTCTTTTTTCTTCGTTTTAATTCCATCAACTATTCCTTGACCAGTTTTCTTTCCAATTGTCTTTGCTGCGCTATATGCATCCTTTTTCATTTTTGTCAATTTCTTGTCATATTTTGCTTGTAACTTATCAAGCTTTTCATATGCTGTTTTATTAGCTTTCTCAATATTCTTTTGCAACTTTGCATAAGCTTCCTGATTCTCTCTTTCAGCCTCCTCTTTTGCCAACTTATTCCGTTGTTTCCAAAGATCACCATACTCTTTCAACTTATCTGACGTCAATGAATTTATTGCTTCTAATTCACCAGTAGCCGCAACACCCTGGCTTCTTAACTCTTCTATCAAAGCTTTTGGTAAAATGTTTCTTCCTTCCAATTTACTCATCTGTGTATTAAATTGCTTCAATGCATCAACTTGTGACTGTAAATTACTAGTCAAATCCTCTCCATTTTTGTCAGAAGAAATTTCATATTTATCAAATAACTTAAATGCAGACAATAAAGATTCTTTACGAGAATTTACTTGCTCTTTGTATGCATCTGACAACTCTTTTACTTTTGATTTTAAGTCATCATAAACCTTTGTTACTTTTTCTTTATAATCATCTTCTAGTGTCTTTAATTCCTCATTATAAGATTTTTTTGCTGACACATAATTCTTGTATGCTGTTAAATTCGCATCTGAACCTTTCTTGGTAGAATCATATATCTTTCTCCAATAAGCTACTTCTTCAGCAACAGAAATCTTATTAAATGTCTCAAGCCAATCAAGCTTCTTTTCTGCTGCACTAACAATTTCTTGTGACAATTCTGATGCTGATTTTTTAGCCGCACCTTTCTTTGATTTAATGCCGACTATAATACCATTTGCAATTTGAGCTCCGACTTGATCTCTCATTACCCTAGACGGTGAATGAATATCCAATGCATCTTTAAATCCATCAACTAAACCACCGGCAAATTCACTTATATTTTTCTTTGCATTTGTAATAGAATTTTTTATACCATTAACAATACCATCAACAATATTTTTACCAATCTTTAGCATTTTGCCAGGTAATTCTTTAAGTTTCTTTGTCAAGCTTTCAGCAAAATTCTTTGCTGCATCTTTTGCTTTTTCAGGAAATTCTTTTTTGAATTTTTCCACCTTTAAAATTACTTTTGCTAACCAAGTAGCAATTTTTATCGGTAATTCTTTGAAAAAGTTAACTACTCCATCAACAAAGTCTTTGCCTACTTTTTTTGCCTTACCTGGCATTTCTGCTGCAAACTTTACAATATGCCCTAAAACTTGCCCTATAACATGCCCAATCTTTTCAGGCAAGTTTTTAAAAAACTCTACGATCTTTTCAGGAAACTGCTTAATTTTCGTCTTTGCTTTTTCAAACCCATTAGGTAATGTTTTTGTAAAAAAATCTATAATTGCATTTACAACTGTACCAGTTGTGTCTTTCACTTTATTCCAAAGATTTATCCAAAAACTTCTAAACGCTTCTGACTTGTTCCAAAGATTAACGAATGCTGCAACTAAAGATCCTATGATTATTATCAATAATCCAATTGGGTTGGCAACTAATCCTGCAACAACTGTTAATTTATTAAATACGTTTATAACTAACGATACTATAGATATTACTTTTGATATAATTAAAAGTAATGGCCCGATAGCTGCAACTATTGCTGCTATTTTTACAATTCTATCTTTAGTCTTATCATCTAAGCTATTTAGCCAAACAACAACTTCTTGTATTTTTTCAACAACTTTTTTAGCATAAGGAATGATTAAATCACCTATAGATATTGCAAGAGATTCTAAGTTTGATTTTAGAATAGTAATCTGACCATTCAAATTATCTTGCATCGTATTTGCCATATCTTCTGCAGTTCCATCTGCATTATTTATAGCCTTTGTCAACTTATCATAGTCACTTGGAGCTGCATTTATAATTGCTAACATTCCTGACATAGCTTCTTTTCCAAACAAAGCCGCTGCTGCACTTGCTTGTTCTGCTTCTGAAAGACCACCCATCTTCATTCTAAGCATTTCCATTACTTCACTAAGCGATTTCATTGAACCATCTGTGTTTGTTAATGATAAATGATAACGATCCATAACAGCTTGCATTGTATCCGTCGGCTTAACCATATTAGTTAAAGCGGCTCTTAATCCTGCACCAGCTTGCGATGCTTTAATACCGCTATTAGCCATTAAACCTAACGCAACCGCTGTGTCTTCTACTGAATACCCCAACGATCCGGCAACTGGTGCTACATACTTAAATGATTCACCTAGCATCGAAACATTTGTATTTGCATTTGAACTTGCTGAAGCCATTACATCTGCAAAATGTGACGCATTTGAAACCTCTTTAACAAATCCATCTTTTACAATCTTTGTAGTTCCATCTGCTGCTAATCCAAATGCTGTCATTGCATCTGTAACAATGTCAGACGTAGTTGCTAAATCCAATCCATCTGCTGCTGAAAGATTCATTATACCATCGATACTGTTTAACATATCGTTTGTCTTCCAACCAGCCATTGCCATATAAGTGAATGCATCAGAAGCTTCTGTAGCAGAAAACTTTGTTTTAGCACCCATCTCAATAGCTTTATCTTTTAACTTAACCATATCATCGCCAGTAGCACCTGATATAGCTTTTACTTTCGAAAGGCTTTGCTCAAGCGAAGCTGAGGTTTTAACTACTGCTACTCCGGCTGCAACTATTGGAGTAGTAACTTTCAAAGTCATGTCTTTACCAATTGTAGACATTCCGTTACTAACACCTTTTAAAGCACTTGCCACTCCGCTAGTTCCATCCTTAAATCCTTTAGTTGCTGTTATAGCTTGCTTAAAGCCCATCGTAAACTTAGACGTATCTAAATCTAAATAGCCAACAGCAGTACCTAAATTGACGCTCATTAAAACCTCACCTCACTTATTGCTTATCAAACTTCTTATAGATCTCGCTTGGTAGCATTCTTGCCTTTTTCTTTACTTGATTTTTTTGTTTTTCTTTTATTTTTTTAAACTTCGGCTTCTCATCATTATCTATTTTAGACATAATCAAAGCACATGCTTCATCAAAACAATAAGCTGTATAATCATCTTCAATTCTCAGTATCTGACTTGGCAAGCAATTGTAGATTCTGCTCATCTGTAATATGCTCAATATCCTTGGCGTCCTCACGAAAGGATTCTAACGCCTTTACACCGTTTTGTGTATAAGAGAAAACGAACATCATTTGCTCGTCTGTAAGTTTAATACCTGCTTCTTTAAGATCATTATATTTTGGTTCAACAAATGTTGCTTCGCAAAGCTTATCAATAACATCAAACAATTCTTTTACAGCATCAGAATTTGTTCCTTCCAGCATCTGTGTTCCTTCAGCAAATAAACTACTTGCTGTATCCAACAATGAATTGGGAATTTCTCCATTCTTAATCATATCCAACATTGAAGGACGCTTTAATCTAGCCCAAAAATCTTGGTTCGGTCCAAAAGAAGGAAGCTTAACTAAAGTACCTTTCATATAGCTTTTCAAAGTCGTTATACTTGTAACTTTATTCTCCATTTTTATATTCTCCTTTTTACATTGTACTCAAATTATGATTCAAACTTTGGCAATTCAAATACAGTATCGATTGAGTATGGTGCTTGACCTTTTGACGGAGCACTATCAATCGTAATCGAACCAACGTAGAATGTATCATCCTGTGCACCTACACCAAATGGCTGACCTGTACAATTTGGATATACAATCTTCTCGTACTGAACAATATTTCCCGATGTATCATATACAGCAGAATAAAGCTCCATGTCAAACGTTTCACCTTTGTCACCACTTCCTGATACCGGTGGTTCATAACCTGCAATACCAAAAGTTGTTGCTTCTGTCGATGTTTCCGTATGATCATCAGAAGTCCAATACTTAATCGTTCCGCCCTGAAAGATCTTAGCTAACTCAAAATTCAGTACATTATCTGTTAATGTTAATGTGTTTCCTGTAACGGTTGTTGTAGCTTTCTTCTGTGCCTTTAACTTACCTTTAATAATAAGCTTAATTGCATCTGTAGTTTCTGTAGCAATTGCAACTTCTACTTGTGATGCCGTATCAAGACCAATGCTTTTTGCATTTACCCCTTTTGTCTTTACAACGACAAGTGCACAATCAATCATCGCAACTTCTGTGCCACGCTTTACATTATCTGCCATCTTATTTCCTCCTTTACTATTACTATCTTACATGTTTATTACGTATAGTATAACGATACTCTACAGATTTCATCCACCCTTTTATTGTTTCATCATAAAAAGCTGGTGTCTCATATCCAGTTGGAATAACTAATGGATATAATTCATCGGCATATCCTTTTACTTCATCTGCAAATGGATCTAAATCTGTAAATCTTGATCCAGGTACATATATCAAAGCGTCCAATAGAACTGTCTGAGATGTAAAATTGCCAGCTTTAGTTCTTCCACCATCTGACAGAACTACATATTTATTTTTTACCTCTCCCTTATGAGTATTCGGAGGGTAAACATCAATATTATTTTGTTTGAACTTATCAAACACTTTTTCATATACGGACATTAGACTCCTCCTAATAACCCATCTTGTCAAGCAAATTTGCATACCCTTCAAGAACTTCATTGCCACGTAACTCAATAGTAGGCTTTATGATAGCAAATCTTTTTTCATTCGCTAATTCCAACCATATACCATAATCAACTCCATGTGCCAAAGTTATTCTTATTCCAGTATTTGTTTTGCTTGTAGTTGCATTTAACGACTTTCTAGCCATGCCTGTTCTATCTGTCCAAGGTGCATCTTTCTTAGCATAAGATTCTAACCTCTTAGCTTGATTCTTTGTATACATTTCAACAGCAGCTTGTGCTCTCTTATCAACTGCAGCAATTCCTTGTTTTAAGTTTTCAATATTCATATCCCATTCAAATTGTGGCATGCTAAATCACCTCTTCCAAAGATATATCAGAAGCTATTGAATAATTTTGAACATTCAATATCCCTGATACATTATATTGCTTGCCTTCAATTGTAATTGAATCTCCTTGCTTGATCTTAATACCATCTTCATGCAAACATAATATCATTGGACTTTTCTTTGTCCTTGTTATTGTCGCATCAGATCCGGTTGTTTGAATGTAACCATTTGATTCATGGTATATTCCTTTTAACTTAACCTGCTCTTGCACGTCTTCTAATGGTTGACCAAACTTGTCAACTGCTTGCCTGCTAAACGTATATTCAACGCCTCTCATGCCAAGTTGCACTTTTAAACGATGTAAAAGGAAGTCTGGTGCTTTCATTTGCATCAACCTCCTTTTAATTGTCTTGAATTATTTTGGCGATATCTTTGAGCCAATCTTCTAAAGTATTTAGATGTATCGGCACAACTAAGACCTGATACACTTAATGTTGTATCTTCTGCTTTGATCAAAAACATTTGATACAACGTCTTATTTTCATTACCATTATTTTCAGACAAATAAAAATCAATATCATCGTCACTAAAAAATGGACATTCTACTTCTCTAAGCAATTTCTTAATTCTTTCGTGTTTGGAAAGTTCTGACATATCAGCACCTCCTTACATTACCGCCCTAATCGCTTTTTTAAGCGCTCCTACCGTCTTAAACTCTTTTGTATTGATTCCTTTTGACTCTGCAAACTTCTTAAGCTCACTCATATCCATTTCATCAATTGACTTTTCCATCTCAAGCTCTTCATCGGCTGCATCCCATTTGTCCTTTGTCTCAGATGCCTTCTTGGGCTCACCATTAACCTCAGAAGAGGCTTTTGCCTCTCCTTTGGTATTTTCCTTGGGCAACTTATGAAGTTTGCTTTTTGAAGCACCTGAGATCCTCCAGCCAACCTTTTCAAAACTGTTCTTAAATGAACCATACGAAACCTTTGCTTGCTTTCCGTCTCTTTCAATAATTACCATTGCCATGTTATACTACCTCCAACTTAAGCACCAGTGACATCGATGATACCAACTTGATCTGCTGTCTCGAACGAAGGCAAGTAAATCATAGACACTTTAGTATCAACATTAACCGGATCAGTTTTCTTTGATGTAGTAACTGCAACGCCTGTATCTGTAATTGATACATTAGCAGCAGAACCGGCCATGAGGTCTGATTGTTCAGGCGTTGTACCGAACCATCCAGTTCCTAACTTACCCTGTGGGAAGATAACAAATGTATCATCTGCAACATACTGGAACTCGTTTCCTTTCTCGTCCTTTGCTTTCTTGTTGTATACTACAACATCCAGCTTTAACTCATCAATAATGTAATCCAAAATCTTCGTATCAGATACTGGTGCTGTAGCATCGCTTCCAAGAATTGCCTGGCGAATCTCATTATTTTTTCTGATATAACCGAATGTCTTTCTTGAACATACAGCTCTTTCAGGTCGAATGCCAGTCTCGTCTTCAATCAGATCCATAAGATCACGAATATCATCGATAATTGTAGCCGTTGTATCAGACCATGCTTTTGTAGAATTAACCATGTGATTGCTAGGGATACCATAATCATAATCGTAATTCTGGCCATTTGCCTTCATACTGATCTTACCGGTTGTTAGAGCCATCATTCTCATTCGTTCACGTTGTGCTGCAGCACCGTCCAAAAGATTTGTTGTATCATTGAATACCTGATTCATAATAGAATCAATATAAGCCTGATTCCCTGTCTCAAGCACCTTATTTAATTCCTGCCTAAGTTCCTCATCAATATACGTAGATTCTTTGAAAAATGGCATATCCATGTTTAACTTTTCGAATCCGATTCTATCTCTCTTCTTAGCGGCTACATCATACGCCGATGGTTTTAATACGACCGGTAACCCCTGAGACCCTTTGATCCATTTAATGCTCAAACCTAACTTTTGCTGCGATGGGAATAACTCCTCACCGAGATAAGGTTTTCTGTTTTGAGCTTGCGACTCCCAATAAGCCGTAATTTGATCTGATGTTACTAATTCAAAAATTGTCATCTTTTTATCCCTCCTTTACTACTTGCAAAATGTAATCTTTGCAAGCTTGTCTCTAAGCTTTGTTGAATCTGTATTTGCAGTGTCAAGCAATGCAACTACATCTGTATCAAGCTTACTCTCATCAATAAAACCAAATACAATGATGCCTCCATTTGCCGTTCCTGCAGTAACATCTACATCATGTTCTGCAATGCCAACAACAGCATCATCCTTTACTCCTACTGTAAAAGCTTCATCTCTGTTAAGTAATGAACCCTTAAGCGGTGTTCCTGCTTTTACTATCTTCTTACCATCTGATCTGGCTTCAACTCCTGTTGCTGCAATCATACATGGTAATGCGAAAAATAATTGAGTGTCAATAAGAATTGTCTTTCTTGCAAGACCACTTGTTTTTGTGATACCTGATTGGTTTAACATTTTTCAATCCTCCTTCTTAACATTAACTTCTGAAATAGCTACTTTTCTTTATAGCACCATTTCCATTAACCTGTGCTTGACCAAGTCTTTTTCCAATTCCATCTTCATCCTTTTTAGACGATTTGTGGCGAACACTTGTACCAGTGCCACTTTTTCCACCTTTGTCATCGTCGTCGTCTGAACCATCGAAAAAACCCTTGTATCGTGGCTGAGTTTTCATCTCGCCAAGAACATCCTCTAATGATTTACCATCTTCGACTTTCATCATTGCAATGGCAACAGCATCATCAACAGCATCCTTCTTTACACCAGCCTGAATAGCTGCTAGCTTATTTTCTGCAGCTTCTGCTCTCTTTTCGGCATCTGACTTATCATCATTTGCCTGCTGAATCTTTGCCGCCGTTTTCTGCTCCGGAGTTAACTGAGATTCCTGATACTTTCTAAAAGCTTCTAACTGAGCTTTTGCCTCTTTCTCAGACTTAAAACCCATCTCCCGAAAAGCTGCTGCACGTCCTTGCTTTTTCTCTTTAGCTGCGGTTGCTGTCATATCAGCTTGCGTAAACTTCTTTTCATTGTCTTTGCTGTCCTTGTTGCCTTCATCTGAGTCATCATCATCATTGCCATCCTGATCATCATCATCGTCATCATTGCCATCCTGATAATCATCATCGTCATGATTCTGATCTCCACTTGATGCGAAAAACTGTAAATTAGTTGCCATTCGTGGTAATGCGTTTTCTAACATGTTTTCAATTGTTCTGTTTTTCATTTTTATCTCCTTTTCTTCCAGTTAATGTGTTGGTCACAAGATACTCCGCAATTGTTGTTAAACAAGAATATTACGCGGTATAAGATTCTTGTATTTATCCTTAAGCTTCATTTCATAGCTTATAAGGTCTTCTTTTAACTCGATTGCTTGTTTGATTCTTTCCTCTGTTGGAAAAATACCTCTTTGCTTTTTCTTTTGTATACTTTTGTTAATCTTAACAAGCTTCTTCCTTTTCTTCTCTACAGTGTGGTCAACTACTTCTATGAGATATGGCTTTCCACAATTTCTACAATTAAACCAAGCAACCTCAATTACTTTGCCATCAATATTTATAACTTTACGCTTAGATTCAATGACCGTTATTCTACAATGACAATTATCGCAAACAATAATATTTTTATTATCATTCATTTGTATCATCCTCCTCAAATACTTCAGCAGGAATCTTGTCCTTGTATTGATTCAAAAGCATTTGCTGATATTCTGTGTTTTCTAACTTTAATTTTTCAAGTTTGTCTTTTCTCTGCTTATAAATAACCGGACGTAACATATGATCTCCAGTTACTTCCATTTTTCTAACGGAATCATAAGCTGCAAAATATGAATTTCTAATTCGTTTTGCTCGATAATTCAGCATCCCTACTAATTGAATTGCTCCACATTCAGGACATTTGTAATAAATTATCGCAAAGGTGTCATTACCAATCTTTACCTTTTCTTTCTGTTTGATTTCCACAGTATCAAATAAAAACTCGCTCTTACACTCTTCACATATTACTTCAACTTTTTTATTCATCTTTTTTCTCCTTTAAACAAGAATAAGCCGGTATTTCTACCAGCTTGATTTCTTAATCATTTTATTTTCTACCTCAATAGATTTAAAATTTATAATATTTAATTTATGATTATATTATATACCATATTTACGAATTTGTAAACAACTTTTTATTATTTTTTAAATAAATTTGCCATTACATTCACCATAAATTTCAGGCCATAAAACACTTGCTCTTTTGTTTTTGTTGATACATTCAATAATTTGTTTTCGAACAATTTTAGCATCACCATAAGCCTGCATTAGCGGAAATCCTTCATTAAACTTATTCTGATATTTCTCAAGTTCTTTTAAAATCTCACTTGTATTTCCATCATACATTTTATCACCTCCTATTTAGTTTGATTTAATTATAACATATTTAAAACAAAAAGTAAACTACTTTCCTATTTCATTTATGATATTCCAAAACTCTTTGTAAGCATTTGGAAAATATTTTTCTATATATTTTATTGCTCCTTTATCAGCTTGAGCACCACACATATTTGCAAACAATTCAGAAGCAGCTTCTTTTTTTGCATTTCTTCTTTCGTAGTATTCTTGTGAATGATGCCACCATACTTTCACATTTGGTTTAACATTGTTAAGATTTATTCCTTTGCAATGCATTGCTGATATTGCATCTTGAACACCTTTCGAAGAATTATCGTTTACCATTTTCCTTAACTCAAGAATATATTCAATTTCTCCATTTTTACATTTTTCATTCATAATATTCATATCTTTTAGCATTGCATCCACAAATTCTTTTTTATTTGTCCATTTGGAATTAGTTCCTTTTCTTAAATCATCAATTGCATGCCCTATTTCGTGAAAAAGTGTTTGCTTTTGATGATTATTTCCACTAAACATCCAAGCTTCTATACTTTCATACGTATATTTTATCTCTTGTTTTGATGACAAATAATAGCTTCCTTCATCATCAAAATCCCAATTTTTTACTTTCTTTTTCATAGCATCTACAAATGCATTTTGAAATTCTCTGCTTGTTCCTTTTAATGTGTTCATATAGTTATCAACACTTGCTTGATCCATTTCTAATTCTTTTATGAACTTTGATGCATTTTTTATTTGTCTATCAGAATATTGTTTAATCTTTTCAGCTGCAGATTCAACACCAACTTTCCTTACTGTCTTTTTTAACATCTCAGGAGTATAGCCAAGTGAATAGGCAAACTCATCAATTAAACCATTCATCTTTTCATTTCCAGTGCCATTATACCAATTTGCTAGATCATTAACAACGTCATTTGTACTTTTTGTTTGAACTATTGTCAGGAAGCATTGGCCATTTGGATGATCTAGTGGCACTTCTCCTTTTGGATATACACCTGGACCTAATCCATACGAATCATTCTCTTCCCTTTCAATACATAATGGACAAACTCTATTATTGTGACCGGTATTCCATTGATAAGCTTCTACCCACGGATCTTTTGCTGTTGATCTCTCAAAAGCTTCTTGGTATGCATGACTCATCATTGTTCTTGCCAATCTACTAGCATTGTAATCAATTACTTTGTTGCTACCCGGATAGTCTCTTGCCCATTTATACGTTTTTCTTGCTTCCGGATTTACATATGCTTCTAAATCTTTGGCAACTTCATATACACCTTTATTTGCCGCAATACCTCTTGCTACGATATTTTGGCAATCCTGTTGTATCTTTTTATTTGTACCCCAAATAGCACTACTTAATGACCAATCGCTTTGATATAATTGTCCTGATATTATTGTCTCTACCACATCAGTAGGAATATTAGAGTATTTTCCTGTTATACCAGCAAATCCCAGTTCTTTAGCCCTTTTTATTTCTTCTTCCAATACAGCTTCTGCTGTTTGTGTCATACCTGACTTGATATTGGATTCAATCCTGCGATTTACCTTACCAAGTTCATCAGCAAGTTGCTTTTGATATTCATTCAAATACTGTGTTCTAAGTATTGAGCTTATATTTGTCTTGCCTGAAAGATTTTCTATTCTTCTCGAATATTGATCAGCAATTTCCTGATACATACTTTTTATTTGTCGCAGTTGCTGACTAGTAATTGCCTTACGTGTTTGTTCAGCTTTTGCAAATCTTAAATTGTACATAATCAGCAACCTCCTTCAAATTCATTTATTTGGCTCTTATATGGACTTTTACTTTTTAGCCTTATATTTTATTAACTTGTTACTTAAAATGCCTTATTCGTCATCCTGTGATCCCTCAACAACATCATGTTCATCCAATTTACTATCATCATCTTCATCTACCGATTGATCATCCCTTTCCATTGGAGGAATATTACCATATGAGTTACCTGATAACATTTCCTGTTCCAAAGCAATTTGTTGAAGCTCAGACATTACTTCTTTATCAGTAAGTTTTCTCCACTTCTTCATGTAAGACGACCGGCTCATTGTTTGTGCCGTTACCTCTGCAAGATCAATATTCTTTTCGTCCTGTTCATCCTCTGGTAAAGCATAATTGTTCATTACCTGAATATCAGCCTCAACAATAGGAAGTTCTTCGTTCGTATAATATGGAACAACCTTTGGATATAATGAAGCACCATCTAAGATACACTTAGCAATAAACTCTGCAGCAGCTCCCCATGTTTGCATCTTCTCGTCACATCTTACGATCAATGGCCAGTAAAGAGCTTTCAATGTTTTACCTGATGTAATCACTCCTTGTAACTTATCAGACTCAATATTTGGAATTGATCCTAAGCTATGCATCTCATTATCTACACGATCCAATGTAGCAGACAAAGCTGCTGAGTAACTCATATTTGATTCCAATTGGCCAACAGAAGCATTCTTCACTTCAACACCATTATCATCTGATTGAATATCCCAAAATGCTCCAGGACCAATTGAAAGGTTGCTTGTTGACTCCGAAGAAGCATCAATAGTATAGCGAACAGGATTCATACTCTTTCTTTCTGCATCAAAATCACTATTTACTAATTTACTGTAATACTTTTCGTACTTGGCATAATCCTCTATCTCCGATTCCCCTCTAATATCATTTGTAAGACCATCATTAAGGATCACTACCGCTGGAATATATTCAAACAACGTAGACCTTGCAGGAACTAATTCTTCAAGCTGTACACCTAAGCCATTATACATAACCTCATGTACCCAACAATAACCATCATCTGCCATCCAATATGTTTTCTTACGTATCTTCTTCTCTACATTATTGGATGCCTCAACTTCAACAAAGAAAGCAACAATCTTAGTAAGCATATCAGCTCCGGCCATTTCATAGTAGAACTCTAACGGATTAAGGAAATCAACTGCAATACCTGAGTCCTCATTGAAATTAAGAATACAAGCAACTCTTTTACCAATGAAGCAATCCTTTGCCGCTTTCAATACATTCTTATCAAAGAAGTTTTTCTTCAATACTTTCTGCAAGAAGTTATTCAGTATTGTATTGTTTGCCTTCTGCTCTTCTGTCTCATTCTGATCCTGATTAACGTAGAAATCCATTGGAGTACTAAACATGAACCTTGCTTCTTTATTGATCAATCCTGCTGCCTTTTTGAATCTCAGTTGGCTTGGAATATAATCGCCATTTGTTCCGTCAGTTGTAAAGTCCATACCTTGTTTGTAAATTTGATAGAACTTCTTTATCTTTCCAAGTTCATGGAAGAAATCTTCCCTCAGAGTGCCACTAATATCATCATCCAACACTGCATAAGGAATATCTCTATACGATACGATGTCTCCATCTTCTATTGATGTTGTAATGTTTACATTAGCATCACTCATCGTTCAATTCCTCCTCTTTACTTTAAATACTTCTTACTTACGAAACCAGTATACTTACCATGCCGAATGAATAACCAAACATCTGAACCGGCATTTGTATAGTAGCCGTGACATGCAACACGTGTTCCTTTTGGAATAACAGTAACAATAGGTTTCTTACTTCCTGCTCCTGTCCTAAGATTCAAATTACTTGTTGTTGTATATAAACCATTGTACTTTGCATCCCTATGTCTAGCCGGCTCCGTTGGATTCTTAGAAGCTGTTACAGTATTGTTTGGTTTTGATTTGACATGATTTACTTTTTTCTTATCATCCCATGTTTCCTTGAACTTTTCCGGTGTACCATATTTCTTCTTTAATTGTGTAGCTGTACTACCCCAATCCGGTAACTGGAAATGTGGAAGATCTTTAATATTCTTCCAATCTCCTCCCCACTCAAGACCAAGCTTCTTACCAATTGCTCCTACCTTGTTGAACAGTTTTGTTGCATTGTTGAAAGCATCATCTGACTTTTTGCCATCTTTGTCAACATCCATATCCAAGAAAATGTCAAAAGCAACTCCCCATTGATGCATTGATCTGTAATCTGTACCTTTTGCTTTTGTAACAATTGGACCAGGAACACCATTTCTACCCTTTGCATATAAAGCATTCTGCTCTGCTACTGTTCTTACACACTCACCAATCTTAATCTTGATTCCTACCTTTAAACATTCCTTTTGAAGCTTTACTGCTTTCTTCTTCAACTCTGGATGTAACTGTGATATATTACGCATTTTCTTCTACCTCCGGAATACCTGCTACACTTGTTAAGATACTTACAATACCTGAAATAATAGCACCACTTGCTACCACTCTCCAATCAACACTTTCAATCATTGTAGCCGCTCCGATAATACCAATAGCAGTCTGTGCCATCGTCTTAATAGCTCTTACAGTTGCAGCTTTTACCCATTTAGTTGTGTTCACGTTTGGATTAAATACATTATTCTTCATTCTTTCTTTCCTCCTTAAAATACTTTTTAAGATCATTTGCTACTTTTACCCACTCTTCTTTGAACATAAGTATGAAGTCATTATCGCATGAAAACTTACTTTTCAGATCTATATCACCTTCCATTTATGCCACACCCTTTCTACTATTATTTTTTCTCTCTTTAACATCGGCAACAGTAACATCATCTAATGCATACCATATAGCTGAGAAAGTATGAGGATCGATGTTGAACTCATCATATATAATGTTGCCATCATTGTCTTGTGCATATACAAGATCTTTAAGTTCCCTTATTGTATTCTTACATTTTGGACTACATACGATTTTCTTAAATCGTTTTACTTTCTTTACCTGCTCAAGTCGTGTTATCTTGTGACACTTTGTAAATCCAAAACCTTCATCATGAAAATATTTTATTGATCCAGGCTGAGCACAATCTGCTTTTACTCTCCAATTCTTACTATCAGGATTCCACTCTTCTAACTTCTCTGCTGTTTGTTTATCTGTTAAATGATTCCTATACCATTCATCATAGATATACAATATACTATTCTTAGTATCTATTGCAACTCTTACCAAAGCATTATATGATGTTTCAAAACCGAAGTCAAAACCATTCCTTTTAATAGGTGCAGCAAGTACTGCTTTTTTAAATTTCTTTGGATCATCTGCAATAATGAATTGAGGAAGGACTCGCCGGCCATTGATACCGAACTTACCTTCCCTTGCTACTCTATATAGGTCAGGATCGTATGTCTTAAGTTCTTCCAGCTTAGCTATATAATCCAATGTTAAGAATGAGTTATCTTCCGGAACACTATGATGATAATATACACCGTTTGGATTGTCCCTGATTATCCTTCGCCTATAAAACTCTTCCTCATTCTGAATTACTACCAACTTTTCTTCACCATTAGTATCCACTTCCTTACGTTCAAAGAAATGTGTATATATCCAATTTTGTTTATCAACCGGATTAGTTGTCAATAAGTAGTAGATCTTTAAGAATGGATTTCTAAGTCTTAACTTCAATTCCTTATAAGCACTATACTTAACTTCAGAAGCTTCCTCCATCCATACAATAGATACATTATTGATAGACTTTACCTTAGTAGGCTTATCCATACCTTTAAATACAATCCTTGAACCATTCGGGAACATAAACTGTAATGGTGACTTAGAAGCAATCACATATTTCTCTCTGCTTTGCTTACTCTTATCTTCTGTAACCAACCCCATTCCATCTAGGATCTCATATATTAAGTCATAGCAAGACTCTTTTATCTGCTCATATGTATCTCTTACTACTAATGCTTTTCGCTTCTCGCTTAACAATTTAAGAATTAACTTCGTTGCTGTCTCATAAGATTTACTACTACCATAAGATCCTACCAATAAATACTCTTGATGATCCCAATTTGTTACATAATCCATAAAGTGCTCATTTACTGTCAACTTTATTTCTTGCTCTATATTCAATTTATCACTTCCTTTTACTTGTACTATCCCTTCTTTCTTTTACTTTATTCTAAGGATTTATAACTGGGCTAGTCGGATTCGAACCAACGAATGCGGGAATCAAAATCCCGTGCCTTACCACTTGGCGATAGCCCAATGAATAACCGGTATGTAGGGAAATTTGCTTTAGGAGTAGTCTAACTATACAATAGTAATAACGATGAATACAAAATAACATACCGGTTAATGGATGCAATAGGAATCGAACCTATATCTTCTACGCGTACTGAAATTCTACCATTGAACTATACATCCTACTTACTAATCAGGTTTTACTAATGTGATCTTAATACTTTTCTTTGTATCAGTACCTACATCTACCTGTTGTTGATCTCTCCAACCTAATTGCTTAAGACTGAATACTGCTAATGTTGAATTGATCTTACCTTTTAAACCTAATCTCTCTAACATGTACTCCTTAGCATTTACTAGATTCTTTATAGAAGTATCTAACCTATCATCTTTCTGCTCTAATAATCTGCCATTTAATATCTTACATACATATTCATAAGACCATCCTTTTTTAACAAATACCTCTTTTAATATAGGTACTTCTTTTTGCTTAACGCATTGTGCTGTATAACTATCTAATGCTCTGCATATTTCATCTACATTATATTTATATTCTCCTTTTCTTGGCATTTTGCATTCTCCTCTCTTCTTGTTTGTTTCAGTATATCTTATACATTAAAGAGGGTCATGTAATTTATTTCATTTCTCTTTCAAAAATATCCATAGCATCCCTCAATCCTTGATTGTATGCTTGTGCAATTTTATATTCTTCTGATTCTTTGATACCTTTGATAGTTGTATCCATCATTTTCATTGACGTAAATATTTCTTTTTTAATTTGATTTATCTTATCCATATTTATCTCCCTAAAAATAAATCATATATACTTCCATACATGATAATAATTTCCTTTATCATCTTTTATCCAATAGCCTGTGCTCCACGTATTTGTTAATGGATCATATACTTTATTACCTTTTATCATATCTACTTTTACCTTCACTACTTCTTAAGAAATCTTGGTTTCAATGCCAATATTTATTAGTAATATATTCTGTTACAATATTCAATGCTTCAACTACATTGTCTGGCATAGACCTAAATTCTTTTAATTTGTCTAAAAATCCAAGTACAAAAGCACTAGATTGCTTCGTTATCCATTTTTTTTCATTAATATTATCCTTTCATAGGAAATGCGAATTTAGTGCCAACTTTCATAATCACAGAGTAAATCTCGTTTGCTGTATTAACTATTCTTCTCCATACATGCAAATTTCGCACATGTACTGACACTTACCACAATGAGTAGCATACCACTTTTTCCACTCTTCATGAGATATTTCGTGTGTTACATTTGCCTTTGTCCAATTATCCTGATATGAGAATCCACATGTTTTTGACATATCTTGTTTTGTTTCTGACATAATATTGTTTCCTCCTTTCCATATGAAACACACATTTACTCTGTTTCTTCTTTCATTGCTACATGAACAATAAGACCTCTAATCTGCATTGCCAAGTCTTTCTGAGTTACTCCACCTCTTGCAAGTAACGTTCCTCTTTTGCCATTGCATCAACTTCTTTAAGAAGTTCTTTTACATTTACGCATTCTTTCATTTCCTTAATCCTCCAATTATTAACTCAAACATATCTTTCTCACTTTTCATTATGCTTTACCTATATTCTGGGTAATGTAATTAAAATCTTCAAAATCTTTGTAATGTGGATTTACTGTACTTATAGTCAATTCTACATCTCCACCATCCCAAAGTAAAATGTGATCTTCGTTTTCAAACTTACATATCCACCACGAACCTTTTTTGACAATAAATTTATCCAAAGAATTATTTTTTCTCAATTCAAAATCTTTGGTACAAATTCTTACGTCTTTGTTTCCAAAACATTTTTCACACTGATTGTTGCAATTATCACCTAAGATACATTCATAATACCATTCACAAGGTACAAACATATTTTTAGCCCCTTTCTTCTAATGAGGTATGTATTGTTGTACTTCTTTCTCGCTTTTCATTATTCATTACCTCAACTAACAATCTCATTACCATCTAAAATGGTTTTCACTCTATCTACAAATTCTGTAGTTTCATCATCTGCAGCATAAAACCCTTCTGCTTTTTCTTTAAATACATTATAAGCACTCTCGATAGCTTCTAACTTTGTCAACCAATTGATAAGTTGTTCATGTTCGTCTGCACACATTCGACATCTTACCATTCTTGCTCCACCATCATTCCAAACAGTAGGATTATTCTCATAAAAATACTGTGTTTTTCTGTTTTTAGCTACCACTTCTTCTGCATGTTTAATTGCTTCTTCATATATGTTTAGCCATTTTATTGCTTAATTTTACTCTTTTACATTGTACTTTTCTATGCATTGGTTTGTTATGCATTTTTCTCCAATTGTTTACTACAAAATTTGGCATATTACCTTTGCTTCTCTCAACTTTAAAGTAAATCTTAACATCCTTTACTGCTCTCAGATTTAGTTTTGACATTTACACTCCTTAACATTTAACGTTCTTCTTTGTCTTGATCTTTTACTTACTACTTCGATTGTAGCTTTATTTTCAAAACATATCAACCAATTATTTGGATTAAGACCAAACTTTTGCAATATATTTCTTTGTCTTTCATTAGGTTCTATTATATAATCACCTACTTTCCATTGATGTTTATTACTTGACATTATTCACATCTATCCATTTTGTAACAAACTTATATAGTACACGACAAGAAATAGGGTTCCTCCTTACATAAAATGTTATTATTGTTTATAAGTTATGCCAAGTTGGATAATTGTTCTTAATATTCTAATTTGTCTAATTGTTACTGCTCATCCATTAGCATTTTATGGAAGTCATCTTTTACTTCCTTCTTTTTCTTATTTTGTTTTTTATATGTTTCTCTAAATTTTCTATTTGAACTTATTTGTTCAATTGCTAGCAATCTCATTTAATTACTCCATTTATAAACAAAAGATCTTTTATCATCTGTAACATCAACCAACTTTTTATTCCATCTTACATAGAACTTCTTTCCATCAGTCAATACTGTTCTATAAACATCATATCCATTTTGCTTTCCTACACATGTTTTGAATTGCGTTCTTTTCATTTTATTTGCCATCCTGCATTTGTTTTATTTATTTTATGATTATATTATATAACAAAAACCATAAAAAGTAAACATTTTTGCTTAAATTTATTAAAGTTTTTTTCAAATTGACTTTTCAAATTAAGCCTTTTAAAGCACTTTTTACGGTTTTGTATATATTTTATAAGCCTATCAATAAAAATCATTTCTGAGGCATTCTAATGAATCACATTGGTATTTTATTTTATAAGATAAAACAAATAAATAATACATACAGTTATAAATGTTATATCAAATATTCGTTTTACCTTTCTTAAATCAAACTTCATAGCATTCCTTTCCTTTCAAAGTATTCCTGCAAATCGGATAAATAATTAAGAGCTTCATACATATCCTCCGGCTTCATAAGTACCTTATTTGTAGATTTTTCATATCTTACAAGTGGCTTTCTCATAACCGGAATGTTATTGTATTTATTGTGTACGTATTGATCAGCAAAAATAAGTATTGCAATAACAAAGTTAACAATTATCTGAATTGCTATTAGTTCTTTACCATTGATAGATACACCAATAATAGGATTAACTGCAAACAAGACCATAGAAATTGTTTGAAGATTGTTTATCAGTTTTCTTTTTATTCTTTTACATATCAAACTAAATCTTCTAATCATTTTTACCTCCACTAATTTTTTCTTTTATAAATCTTTTTTTCTCTTTAATCATATCATCTTCACGTCTGAAATATGCCTGAAGTTTACACCAATCGCATTTTATTTCTTCTTTCATCAGAAAGCTGCCATTTAATTCCCTGCAAATACCACAATGCCTATTCTTAATATCTTCTTTATTAAGTTTTGCAAACAATGTTACTGTATACAAATAAACACCAGATTCTTCATCGTATCCTTTTTCTATCGTATATGTAACGTTATTGTTTATTTGCTGATCAGATACTACATTCTGTGCTAACCATCCACAGGCTTTTAAATACGTATCTTTAGACTTATTACCTCGAAAAACTTTCTGATACAATTTTGACGCATATATTTCCATCTTTACTTCTCCTTATATGCTTTAATTGCTTCCCTTGCTTTAAGGTCTGCAAGCTCATTTAATGAATTTCCGTCATGTCCTTTTACCTTAGAAAACTTAACGGAAAATTTATTTTCATTTAAGTTTTCTAGCATAATCAAGATTCCTTCCCATTGT